AATTCATCGTCAAACACGCTGGTAATAAGTGCTTGTAAACGTTCGCAATACTTGTTAAAACGTAGTTCTTGAATGTATGCTGTACCCACGCGGCCGTCATTAAATGATGCTTGACTATCATCTGCACCTGTTGGCAAGTAGCTACTTGGTATGCGTAATCCGCGGAATAACTTGTTAGTAAAATATTTTAAGTCGTCAATTTCGCCAAGGTTAGTGCCGCCTGGTAATGTTTCAACTTTACTGCCACGACCTTCAGCGGTTTGCGGAAAGAAATAGTCTTCGTTGATGCTTAAAGGATTGTAAGCGGAGTCTATGACGTTTTGTCCACCACCCGTTTGACTTGGTATGCGGCGTTGGTGAATCTCATTCTTTACACGCTCAACGAAGGCCATAGCCATGTGACTTGGCATATTGCCAACGTCAATATGAAATACTCTGCGCTCAGGAGCACGTTGTATACGATAGATTAAAATAGCATCTTCAAGCAATTCTTTCTGCTTGTAGACTTTAAAAATGTTTTCAAGTAAACTATTGCCAAATGGAAAGTTATTGTCTAAACCTTCGCTTAATGACAAGTGAACCACGTGTTCAGCATCAATTGCATGTTCAGTTTCAGTTGTTCCAAAACGCGATCCTGCACTGCTGCCATATGGGCTTGATCCGCCTTTAGTATTACCGCTGGAACCTGGATATCCGCCAGCGCCAGCAAGTCCGCCTGTGCCTTGTCTTGGATTAATATTAGGAGTAATTTGTGTTGCAACTAGATCCATAAAGTTAGGAGCAAGGTCTTTAACAACATATTGTTCAGGCTTTTTACCATCACTTTCGTTGACAATTACCTTACTAACCTTGCCTGGATCAATGTATGTCCACTTTTGATTCTCAGGATCACGGATAAAAAATGCATCACCGTATTTGAATGTATTGCGTACAATACGGAAGATTCTTGTTTCAAATTTTTGTAAACGTGACCATTGTTGCAGGTACTCTGCAAGGATTCTAATTTCTGAATTTGTTGCTTTGTGACGCCACATTACTGAAAACGGAGTCTTGCCGTCTTTATTTTTTTGTGTACAAAACTCTGCTAAAATATCTAAAGCCGCATTAACTTCCGGGTCGCTATCCATAACTTCATATTGTTGATAACGCTCAACTCGATTTGGACTGCCAGTATACACATCAGGAAGATAGCTTGAGTAATTGCTTTTTGCTGGGCCTGCTTTTGCAGAGCTTTGCCCGCTGGTTGTACTCAAAGATGTTCCAACAGGTACTGGTGTAAAATATTTTTTCCAACTCATCTATTCTTCCTTAGGCAAGCATATTGCCGCTAGTTTTAACGGCTCTAACATTTTTATAAGTTCCGTCTTCAACGGCCGTGATCAATTGCTTAACACTAGTATTTAACATATCGATACCCTTAGACAGTGCAGATTCGAAGTCTGTACTAGTTGAAGTTGATGACTGTGTGCCTGTTGATTGCGGAATTGTTGAGCTGATTGACGTTTTAAAGTTAGTCAGCAATGATTGAAAATCATTAGCTGACGGCATACTATTTTTGGCTTCGTTCATTGCCATCTTAAGGTCATTTTGCATACCGGACATCATTACAGGTAGCTTTGTCACTGCTTGGTCGAGTAGGCCCATGGATACAGTATTTGACTTAACAGAACTTTGAGCTCCTACTTTCAATATCTCTGGGCCTTTCTCTCCAACCCAACCTTGCCAGCCTGCTGGGATAGCTTCGTCACCTAATGCTTTGCCAGCGGCTGGTATAGGCAATTGATCTTTATATCTCGATGATACATTAGTTTCATCTGTTGCTACCCCGGTATATCCTATTGCAGATTTAAATTTATCTAACTGAGTTGCTACTGAAAGTTCACTTTGTATTCTAACTCCAAGAGCGTTGTTTAATCCGTCAAATTGAGTAATACTAGTGCCTATTTTGGTATTCATTCCGGCAAGTGTATCACCAAATCCGCTAGACATTTGTTTCATCAATATCTCGCCTTGGTTGATTGTTTTGCTTAGTGCCTCATTAGGATCTGCATCGGGGTCGCTAGGAAGCGTTGAGCGTTTTTTAGCATATTCCGCTTTCATCCTGTTTAATATAGTAAGTTCATCTCCGCCAAATTCTGCGGCTTCTTTTCTAGCTTTGTCAAGTACTAGTAAATAACCTTTTGATCCTGCAATAATTTCTCCGGAGATTGCCATAACATCACTCTTACCTTGGGCAGTCATTTGTGCAAATATTTTAAGTTTGTCTTTGTCTTCAACAAGATTTGCCATCCTAACATCGATCTCATCTTGTAATTGTTTACGTTTTGCCGCGTCTGTTTCTCTTGTAAGCTGTGTCATTAGTGCTGTGACGCCTGGAGCGGCTGCATCTAGAGCGGCTGCAATCTTCGTTCCTTTTTCGCTAACTACATTACCCTCGCCAACAGTCAGTTCTGTCATCAAATCTCCCATGCCCTTACCAAATTTACCCATGGATGTAAGATTGTCTTTGTATGCTGTTTGTTCTTCTTCTGTCATGGCCATCAACATGATTTCCATTTCATTTTTTTGCATCTGTGTTTCTATTGCTTTTTGTTGTTCCTGACGACTCTTACCAGTTAAGCGAGCAATGTTGTCCATTTCAATGCCCATAGAAATAGCAGAATCAATCACAGCTCTATGACTACGTTCGATAAGCATATTTTGATTGCGCGACATAGATGCAGACAGTTGTAACGTTCTATCAAAGTCATCAAGTCCGGAGACTTTCATCTTGTAATTGTCTTCATTCTCATTAATTGCTTGAAGCATTCTCAGATAAGCAAGACCAGAATTAGCAGCGGAAGTTGATAGCCCGCCTAGTGATTTGCCGGCTTCATTAACAAACCGTTCAAATTGAGGCAAACTCATGTGAGCGCCTAACACTGCTTTAGAAAACAACCCTAGATTTTGATCAAATGTATATCCGCTTCTACTAACGTTCATCATCTGCTGATTAGTAGCAAGAGCAACACCTACAACAGCATTACCAAACTGTCCAATGCCTGCTCCCACAGGACCAAACAAACTAATCACTTTACTAATATCACCGCTTGCTTGTGCTAACCCGTATGTTCCTTGAGTTAACAAGCCGACACTTGCCATTAGATTCTGCCCGCCAGTAAATAATCGCTGAAGCTCTTGATCCCATCCCCGGCCACCTGTTGCGGGCTGTTGACTATTGTTTTGCGGGCCAAAGCTACTTCCTCGGACGCCGGTTATCCCGGCTACGATACCGTCGGTAAGATTTTGTATGGAACGTGGGCTTAGATCAACTTCACTCATTATTTTTTCCTAGAAAACTGCGTATATAAATACTGTATGATATATTTATCCGGAGCCCAAAATGGCAAATAATCCTTTACAGCAGTATTTTAGACAACCCAAGATTTTTATTAGTTTACCTAGTCAGGGAATATACAATAAACCCGGGAGTATTTCTGGTGACGTTGCTAGATTACCAATATTTGGTATGACTGGCATGGACGAAATTTTAATGAAAACTCCGGACGCATTACTAGCAGGAGAAAGTACAGCTAAAGTTATTAATAGTTGTTGTCCATCAATTAATGATCCCTGGGATCTTTCATCACTAGATACTGATATAATGTTGACTGCAATTCGTATTGCTACATACGGCGGAATTATAAACATATCAAATGACTGTTCTAATTGTAAAACTCCAAGCGAATACGAATTAGAATTGTCAACTTTAATTGATCATTACACTTCTTGCAAGTATGATAACAAACTAGTATTAGATGAACTTACAGTAATTCTTAAACCGTTGTGTTATAAGCAAACTACAGATTTTAGCATACGTAATTTTCAACTACAACAACAACTGACACAAATTTCTTCAATTGAAAATACTGATGAGCGAGCTGCCGAAATGAATAGAATTTATCAACAGTTAGCAACTCTGCGTAATGATGTGTTTGCTGAAAATATCGAAAGTGTTGATACCGGTAAAGTAGTTGTTACTGAACGTGCATTTATTGTTGAATGGCTAAACAATGTTGACCGTAGCGTAATAGCGGCAATTACTGCACATAT